TTAATTTTCTTTTTCTGTGTCATCCGCTGTGTCTCCTTTTTTATTTTTAAAAGCCAATTCGTAATAGCCGATAGCAGATAAGCCGGCAATTAGCCCGCCCCAACCATACGCAGCATAATCACCATGTGCAATTGTTGCGGCGTACGCAAGACCTACAATAATCCCCAAACCAAGAGCCAACGTAGATACTTGCTTTCCGTTTAGATTGAATTGCGTCTTAACGACATTTACAATCGCTGAAATGATGGGGGCAATAATCCCCGCTGTGATTAAAATTTGTTGCATGTTTTACTCCTTTATAACTTTCCGATGGTATCCTTGATTTCGCTCATATCGTTTTTTAAGTCGTTAATGTTACGACTAAGATTATCAATGCGCTCCACCAAAGCTAACGTGATTTTTTGTTCTTCTTCATGCTTATCAAGCCGTCTATTGTGACTATCAATTGTTCTCTCCTGCTGCCGATTGATAACCTCAAGCTCTGTTAATCTGTGCTCTAGGTCTGCCGTGCGGTTTTTTGATGCTACATAAAAACTAGCACCCGTAACCAGCACAGGAAAAACAACCGTGATAAGCCAGTGCATCAGCTCTTTCTCTGACATATATTTCCTCCTCTACAACTTATTATCCAATCTTTAACAAGGACTTTTTACGGTTAATCAATTTTAGGCATGACGATTGTCAATATGCCCTTTTGCAACATTTCTGCAACCGTTTGATTTTGGTACGTGTACCCTTCGTTTTGTTGCATTTGGAATTTAAAGATAGTAGCAGTGCCTTGTGCCCATTTTGGGTTTGTATCAAACGGATAAGGCATAGCCACAATGTCGTTATTAAAATAGCGCTTATCTTTTATTAGTGGCTTGATAAACGCTGCAACTTTGCTATAAGTTGGAGCTGGCATACCCCCGTTTTGTCCGATAGCAAGAGCGATTAAGATTTCTGTGATGGTTGACACAGATTCTAATAGCTGCTTATTTTCAGTTGCTGCTTGTTCTGCTTTGTTTGCTGCCTCTTTATTCTTCTGCAGTTGCTCGTCAACTTGGTTAAATTTGTCATTCTCTGCTTTTTTCGGGAAGTTCTCTTGATAGATTTGTTCCAAAGCGAGCTTAAAGAGTTCTCCGCTCTCTTTGCTAACAAAATCTGGGTCAAAGAATACAGGGTAAATCACGCCCTCTGAATTCCCTAAAACAACTCTTGTCTTGTAAGGTTCTCCGCCGTGATAATCTACAGATTTGCTTAAAAATTCTAGTTTCATAATTTCCTCTTTCTATGCGATTCTGCGCCAGCGATAAATTGTGATGTATGGTTGCAAATTGCTTGGATTGAGCGGCACTTCATCGCTAGACGTATTTACTCGAGCAAGTAAGATTCTTGATTCAAACGAGCCTATATTAGCGAGACCGTACCCTTTCGACGATATGCTAATGCCCGACACAGTCTTCTCTCCGCCCTGCTTATTAGCTGCGTTAAAATCTGCGTCTGTCTCGTCAACGCCGACTAATACTCTGCCGTTGCCGAACCGCTCCCAAACACCACCCATAAATGTCGCGGGATTGGTTGGTTCGGTAGACTGATAGATAGAGCCGATGGGATAGCACTGTTCTAGCGCTGGTGATATCCATGCAGTCCATGGTTTGTTTTTGCCGATTTTTAATCGAGTAAAGGTGTATGCTTTATCCCACGGCGTATATGTTTGTTTAACGAAGTCAGTGTTATAACTTTCTACGAGTAGATACCCTCCTGAACGGTCAGGGAGCAACGAGCTGTCGCTATAATAAAAGCCTGTTGTCACATAATCGTCGGGTGTTTTATATACGTTTGCCAGATTTCTACCATCTGAGTTTGTGAGTTGTCTATTTTGGATAGGCTTACCGCTGAAATAGTATTCCCAAGCGCTATCTGTTACGTTTGGAAATTCGGCAATCTTGCCAAAACCGATTCGGTCTTTGCCATAACTCATTACCACGCTTTCTGTTGCAACATTAACCGCAAACTCTGTGCGCGTGAATTTGTCCTCTAATATGCCCAAAACTGTCCAAGAGCTATTAGCTGCATACTCGCCTTGTAAATTAGCGTTTGAATTGACTAGACTAGATACAGTCGTCCATGTGCCGCTCGCCGAGCCTGTGTCAACCTTATAGTCGTCCGAGCCAAATTGTGCGACTTTAAAAGTCAGCTTCATTTGATTTTTTTGCACGCTGCCAACAGTTAGCGGTGCAACCTTAGCATTGCGCGTGATTGTTAAAGTACTAGACTGAGCACCAGAACGCACAATATCAAAGTTCAAAATCGGCGCGAAGTACTCTAGGATATTGACTGTTCTCTCAATCGTATTGCTGGTACGTCCTCGACTGTCTGTCACTCTCGCTCTGATTGTCACATTGCCTATATAGTTCATGATTCCAAGAGTGCCGCCCTGCGTTGTCGTTGACTGGTTCTTGCCAACGATTTCAGCGTAATAGCCTGTAATCGTTGAGCCATAAGCGCCTGTCGCTTGTCCAAAGTTGACTTTGATATTAGACAAGATTTGGATAAAGGCTTGTTCGCCCGGCACGACGCTAGCTGCTGCCGTGTTAGTGTCAGTTAGAGTAAAGCCTGTCAAAGTTGGCTTGATATTATCTGGTACAGATAGTGTGATAGGTTGAGTGTCCCTACCGATTTCTCGGCCGTTATTATAAGTGATATAGGTCAACGTGCCATAACTACTACCGGCATTTGGAATTTCGTTTATCATCGACATTTCGGGCGTCCACGTAAACGACGTATCCACATTGTCACCCGCTATTTTTTTATCATAATTTCCAAATCGCACCCAAATAGCATGTTTAAAAGAATCGCTATGCCGAGAGATATTGAGCGCGATAGGTTGCCCTATAACGCCATTAGCAGGCGAACCCGTGCTGGCTCTAGGAATGTTAGACAATGGTAAATCAAAGCTCGCAGTTGCCGAACCGTAATTGCTTATGTCGGCATGCAAAGTGGCAGAGATAGTAATGCTCTTAGTGCCGTCCGGGTTATGATTAACCCGATAATCTTTAGCCCATAAAGCCTTAACCTGTCCCTGCGAAATAGACATATCCACTCTTGCGTCCTCACGAATACCGCCAACATTAAGTGATAAGAGCCTATCCGTTGCTCCCCAAAGAGCTGCATAACCATTCGCAATCAGTCTGACTTGCACATTGACTGTCGAAAAGTTGCCTTCGATGTTTGGGGAATTCCACGCCGAGAAGACCTCTAACTGTAAGTTGTGCCCCCAAGCGCCACTAAAATTACTTCTTACCATTAGGCACCTCCTACATGTCTAATCACGTTCATATCTGGGTTTAAATGATATTGTTCTTCACGAAAACGTCCGATTTGAACAGTTTTGGAGAAAATCCCATTTTCAATGCGAATAACTCCTTTATCGACATACATGACAGGGCTACCACTTGAAAACATGGTAATTCGTCCCTCTGGACTAAACAGCATACTAGAGCTACCGTCCGTCTTACCCAACGACAGCCCGTCGTTTGAGATTTGCATGAAAGTGTCAACCAAATTCCAACGTTGAGCCATGTCGCTTAAATTAGTTTCTATTTTGACGATTCGTTGCAAGTGAGCAATCAAATCTTTGCTAGATTTCTCCCAAGTTGCCTCGTCTGCTTTTTTAAAATCCTGTAATTGTTGCAAAACAGAATTAACAGTATCTAAACTTGCTTTTGCTTTGAGTTCTGCTTGCATAATGCCGTTTTTTTCGTTCAAAGCGTTTAGTTGCTCTTGGGTTAAAGTGCCGTCAGCTTTTGAGTTGATGTTCTGTTCGATTTCTTTGAGCTTCTCTTCGTCTATCGCTCCCTTTTCTCCACGTTCTCCTTTGTCACCTTTTTCAATTAGGCCTTTCGAAACAGTTTTAATCCTATGTTCACCAAGTACTGCACTAGTTACCGCTACTATCCAACTATCGCTCTCTTTATCCGTGTTAAACACCCGCATTTGGACGCTATCGCCGACTTTTAGACCTGTTGTATTTTCGACAACAGACCAATCACCGGTATAGCCATCTGCGCTATAAGTATTTATAGCGGATTGTGCGTATTTGTATTGTGTGCTGAAGAGCCGCAGAGACTTTCCGTCTTCTCCTTTTTCACCGTTTGAACCATTCTTCCCGTCATTGACATTGGTAAAAGCTAATTCTTTATGGGCTACTTCCTTACCATTTACAATAGCTATAACTGTTACAGTGAGTGGCTTAGTCAGTCCAGCAGCTTCAACAGTAAATGTTGGAGCAAGTGGAAAATCACGTTCATCTACTTTCCATTTCCAACTAACTTCGGAATCTGGGATGGTTTTCTCTCCTTTGAGCAAGGTAGGATAAATTGTTGATTTTCCTTTATTGTTTTTAAAAACAGTCCCATTATCTGATGCAACCTTAATATCGTAAGGTTTCGCTTCTTCCAACATTTCTTCTAGCCGTTGTTGAATGCCAGATGATAATTGATTTTCAAGCGCTTTGAAATTTGCAAAAACGCTTTTATTCGTACCTGTACCAGTAAAGCTGATAGACCTTTCGGACACCCGCATTTCAAGCAACAAAGTAAGAGCAAATCCGTCATCTTCAATCTCTACAGTATCACCTACACCGTATGGCAAGTAACCATCGACTTCATAAGTGACTGCTGGATAACAGCTTTTCCGTAGCATGTCAAGTGCCTTATCGGACAATTCCTCTTGTGTCTCGGCATCAATAGTTGCATCTCGTCTGATCCATTGGTCACTCATCGTATCAGAGGTAAACGCTGCAGGAAACATCTGCATAGAAAGAGGAGCATACAACATTTTTCCTGCTTTATAAAACTCTACTTGTCCGTTTTCATTCTCTAACTTCCAATCTGGCAAATCCGACAAATCAAACGTACTGTCATTGCTATAAGCATTCGTTTTAGAAGTCTTTGAGTGTTTAACTTTAAAAGGCGGTTGCTCCTCTGCCTTTTTCCTCCTGCCGGTTCGTTTTTTGTAGACCGTTGTCATCTCTCGTTCCATAGTCGTAGAGGAAGTTCCATCAGGATTTTTTACAGTCTTAGTGACAACCTGCCCAAGTACGAAACCATCATTTCGTACCCTTTTAGAAGTCGTCGTAACGCTTCCATCAGGATTTCGCACCTTTTTAGTTGTAGTTACACTTCCATCTACATTATGAATGACACTCGTTTTGGTCGAAGTGACCTCTGAACGATTCCCAGTTGGGAGGATAGCATTATAAATCCCTGTTGTATCTACAGTTCGAGTAAGTGAATTAAAATCTCGCCCATATCGTAATACCTTAGACTGTCTTTTACCAACACCTTGATGAAAACCGTCATTTGCATGATAGACATTCACCACAAAGGCTTTGATAGAACTATTACTATTCAAGAATGTTTTAAACTCAATCTCTGCACCAAACTTATTGGCAAGCGATAAAAGCCGAGCCAATTTCGTTTCTTGCCCTTCCCATTCGAGGGTCAACTTCTTATCAGAAATTTCATTCACACCTATCTTAAGCATCGTAAAGTTCAGCAAATCAAGAGCCTTACAATACTCTTCAAACGACATATCTTTCAGTGCCTTATAAGGATTGGCATATTCATTGATAAGCTCTAGATTCAAATTGACACAATTTAACTTGATGAGTTTTTCATTTTCAACAACTTTACGAACGATAAAAAGCTGTGTCTCACCTTCGTATTCAAAAGAGATAAAATTTTTCTCATTCAAGAACTGATAAGCACGCTTTGAATATGTATCGGTCGCAAGCTCCTTTTTACTAACTGTAAAGTCAAAAGTAGCCGCACCAGTCTCAAGGTAGCTTGTCCACGTATCATTGAAATAATTCAGTGTCCCCTGCTTATCATTATCAATAGACGCCACCTGTCGTAAATGTGCGTCATGAATTGTTAATAACATTATTTATAAAAACCTTTCTTCAAAATTTACAGTTACAGTAGGCTTTGCTTTTATCCAACTAGAGCAAAACACTTCTAATTGCGATTTTCCCGGAGGAACTTTCAACCACGCAGAACCATGAACTCGATCACTAAATTTGTCTAGATTGTCAACCAGTATTCTATCTTGCTCACTATCTGCCACCACCGTTGAACCTTTCTGATAACGATTCGGTATATCCTCAATCGTGTCGATAAAATCCTTGCGATAAACAATGCTATCAAGATAGGCATGCGTGACCTGCGGCTTGTTTCCAAACGCTCCGATAGCGACATGGATTTTGGCTGACTTCTTCCCTTTAATCTCAGGGATGCGAAACTGTGGATATGTTCCCCACCAGTACACCTGTACCATATCATCACGACGCAATAAATCTGACCAACCTCTTGGCTCATTAAATGGATTATGATCTTCTCGATGCGTGCCATAGAAAAGCCACTGATTGATAAGTTTGTATCCACCTTTTCCGTTAGAAGCTAAGAAATTGTACTCACACCCCAGACCATTCGACCTTTTGATTGTTTCAACACCATATAAAAACTGCCCCTCTGTATCAGAGACAGAAATTTTTATAAATCCGAGCTGGTTTGCTGCGCCAAGCCAGAAGATTTGCCGCCACCAAATGTATTCATGAAGTGCGCCACGCTGACCGGTACTGTCAAGAGGAATTTCCCAACTGACCGAACCTGCATTATTTGGTCGCGAGCCACTCCCACGAGTCGTAAGAGTTATATGAGGACGTCCCCAAGTATTGTCAATAGCAAGCGTACCATTTAGGTTCTGAGACAAATCATTCAAAATAGCAGCATTCTTTTGCCCTTGTTGAAACCCCTTGACAATGCCATTGTTAGAGACATAATCAAATAGGATTTCAGATTTTTGAACAGTCTGCGTATCCGCTTCTTCTCTATTTCCTAGCTCTAAAGCTCCGCTGGTATTGACAAAGCCGAGATAACCATTCTCTGCATTATGCTTTACCGTAATGATAGGATAAGCATCTACATTGCCATTGTTTTCCAAATCAAAGACGATTTTATCCCCTACTTCTTTAGGCTTATCAAAACGTCGATAAGTAGTAGAATGAGCTACCCCATCAGGTACGAGAAAAGTAATCGTCCCATCTGAAAATAGCCCCTTACTTTCTTTCATTTTGATTTCCCCAGTCACGATAGCTAGATAATACTTATCCGGCTCATCGCTAAATTCTAGGCGCTTCACTTCACTAAAATGAAAGATACTAGCTAAATCATGCTTAATTTTGTTTCGATCAAATCCCCAAATAGAAAAATCAACAACAATAGTCTTTGAGCTTATCTTAAAATCTTGAACATTCTGCCCCAAAAAAGGAGCATCATTTAACGTAATACTCCTTTCGTTGCCTATATCTCGCTGTATATCACGAACAATGATGTCAAGCTCTTGCCCGTTGTATTTCATAATCAATTTTCTACTCAAATAAATTTTCCTTTCAGCATCTGTTGCAATTTCTCTTGGTCGCTTTGAATGTCAGTCAACTTCTGTCCCATTCTTTCACCATCTAGATAGACATTATTATCTTTTTTTAATATCTTTTCTAGTAGTTCTGTTAAGCTATCACGCAAAATAGCAATCTCGGATACCACTTGACTGGTATCGGACTGCTTAGCACTTGCCGAGCTCTGATTAGATTGAATAATAACAGATTGTACAGCGTCCATTTGTTTAAAGAGTGGAGAATCCTTAGAATATCCCACACCATCTTTGTATTGCGGAAATAGCCTTTTTGTCATACTAGCCCGCAAAACCTTAGACCCTTTAGGCAACGGGAACAAGACGTTCCGCCCTTTTGGAATAAAGGATAGTCCATTTGGTAGAGTAACCAGCTCACGATAGTTAGGGCCTCCCTCGTCATTGACAACAGCAAATCCCCCTGGGTGATGATCCGTACCACGAGCGTATCTACCAGCTGCAACATTCGCAATGAAATTTCCTGTTACACTCGCCAACTTACTTGCAATGCCGGATATAACATCAGAAGCATTATCTACAGCTGTGATTGTTGTAAATGTTTGTCCTGGTATTGTAGATAATTGCCACTTAGCACTTGTAACTGCTGCCCCCGTCACATCGGTTGCGTTAATATCAGCTGCTTTCGTTTGCTTCACGCTGTTGATCGCTGCACTAGCCGCATTCGCTTCCCCTTGCGTATTATTTCTAGCGTTGATATATACAGATTGATACTGTTTCACTGCATCTATCGTATTTTGCGCTTCTTGTGCAGGTAATGCTGTATTATTCGTAGCATCAATTGGAATTGTTGTTCCCGTTAAAGTTTCAACTGCCCTACGAACTGTCTCAATGTTTCCACTAGCTAAATCCTCGACCATTAGCTTTTGCTGGGTTGGTGTCATCAGATTCCAAGCATCCAAAGCGTGTTGAGCGACTTCGGCACTATTGAGAAAGCTTTCGCTGTCTCCTAAAATCTTTTTGACCTGTTCGGGCATAGCATTCCATGCTTCAAGCATCTCCTTGCTATTGAGAATAGCTTCAATCGCAGGCTTACCGTCCGTGATGAGTTTCTTATCCTCTGGTTTAAGATTGTTCCATTGACCAGTAGCCACCAAGGCTTCACCAATCGCAATTTTTGCATTGGTTTTCAGATTTGCTTCTTTAACAACAAATTTCATAGCTTCCCAGCCGCCTTCGGCTTGAAGCGCTTTTTGAATTTCTTCTTGAGCGTTGGTTTTCACCTTACCTGTCTTAGAATCCCAAACCATCGCATTCCATTGCGTATTGGCAAGTTTTCCGGCCGCAGTAGTTTTCTCTGTCGTCTTCGCCCACAACTCACTTTCTTCTTGAATTTTAGAAGACGCATTCGAAAACTTATTAACAAGTTCATCATAAGAAAGCCCTAACTCATTAGCATTCCTTTTCATTTGATCCAAAATTGCTTTTTGAGCTTCCGATGTAGATTTGCTCAAAGCTGTTTCAGTTAATTTTTGTTGAATTTTAACCCATTTTTCACCATAAGCATCCATCTTGGCATTGTGTTCTGCTTCTAATGTCTGCATTTTAGTTCGGATTTCTTCACGAGCTTTTAAAGCAGCTTCATCTTCTCCACGAATATCATCATAAAGTTTTTGTAAATTACTTTTACGCTCTTTATAAGCCTTGTTTTCATCTTTAATCCAACCCTCAACTACTTTCTTAGCCTTTGAGATTTGGCTATCATTAAGTTCATCTAGCTGCCCATTCATAGCCTTAGTAATGGCAATTTTCTCATTACTAGAATATTTCATCAAACTCAATTGCGTTTTGATAAGTTCGTTCTGATTTGCCAAAACAACTGCTTTTTCTTCTGCTGTCAGTTGACGATGTTGTTCACTAGCATTTTTGTAGATGTTAATAACTTCATCCGACATCTGCTGAACATTGTTTTTTACCTGCTCAGTCTGATTTGTTAAGGTGTTAATTGTTTCTTGGCTAATTCCTAGCTTTTCAGCTAGCTTAACTTTTTTTGCCAAGTCCTTATCAGCAAGTTTTGTGATTTCATCAGTTAAACCCTTAAAAGCTTTTCTGACATTCTCAATATCCTTGACAGCACCCGAACCAAATTCAGTCATTGCATGGTTGGTTTCGTCCACCTTGTTTTTAAAACCTTGTAATTCAACGGCTTGGGTGGAATTAACAGCAGTCCCCCACTCTTCAGCTCGTTTTCTAGCATCAATAGCTTTCTGGGCAAAGTAACCAATTACTGCAGCAGCAAGAACTCCTCCGGCAACAAGAGCGCCAGTTGGAGTAAATAAAGCACCTAATAGCCCCGCCTTACCAGCAAGACCACCGACAGCTCCTGTCGCTCCTGTTGCACTTTCTCCCAACAGAGCGATACCTTGCGCCGCTCCAGCTGCTTCTCTCGAGACATTTAATAGAGCCTTTATACTTTTTACTTTCCCTGCCATGCTAGCTATACCTGATAAGGTCTTGCCCATCACGCCAGTAAGAAGGCTAAGCGCCCCAGTGAAGGGACTGATAGCAGCCGCTCCCAAAGCAAACTTTAAAATCATGTCCTGTGTAGCAGGAGATAGGTCTTTAAACCAATCTATGACTTTTACCCCTTCTTTTAAAAGATTGTTAATAATTGGCAAGAGCTTTGAACCAATCTCAATTCCAAGAACTTCTAATTCTGCTTGGGCTTTCTTAAGTTGATTTTCAGATGATTCCAGCATCTGGTCGGACATCCGTTTAGTAGCTCCCTTAGCATTATTAGTTTCTTGTGTGAGACGTCTCAGAGCATCTCCGCCTTGAGCTATCAAAGCATTAAAACCAGCTTGCCCGGTTTTTCCGACAGCTTGCGAATAAAGCGCGGCCTTTTGCGCACCTGTCAAGCCCTCAGTATTCACTCGTGCAAGATCCAAAACATCTGCCAGAGAAAGATTGCCAGCTCGGAATTCCTCGAGAGAGATTCCCATTTTTTCAAACGCTACAGCTTGCGATTTGGTTGGTTTTACAAGAGCTGTCAAGATATTACGCAAGTTAGTACCCGCTTTTTCGCCCTCAATACCACGTTGAGATAACAAGCCAATAGCTGACGCCGTCTCTTCAAGAGAGATTCCAGCAGTAGCCGCCATAGGCCCGACATACTCCATTGCCACACCAAGACTTGAAAAGTCCGAAGCTGTTTTATTGGCTACGAAAGTCAAACTGTCCGTAACACGCTGCGTATCTTCCGCTTTCAAATTAAATTGCTCTAAGATAGCAGTCGTTGCATGCATGACCGTTCCAAAACCTTCACCGGATGCTTTACTGGCTTCTAGTACATGTGGCATAGCTGCCATAGTTTGATTGACATCATAACCACGACGAATCATTTCAGTCATCCCTTCAATGACATCGCCAGTAGATATACCATATTCAGTAGCATATTTTTTGACAGCATTACTCAACTGATCCATCGTAGAGGTCATTTTGTTTGCAGGAATATCATCGCTAATAAGTGCTTGAATCGTCTTCATTCCATTTTCAAACGAAACGGCACTTCTCGTTGCTTGTGCAAAACCTGCTCCCAGAGCTGTTGTCATCCCTCTCGTCGCAGAACTTATTCTTCCTAGCCCTTGACTTATCTTTGTCAAACCCTGTCCCAGTCGAGCGGTAAGACTATATTGCGAATATTGCTCTCGCACAGTCTGTGCTAACTCACCACGGTAAGTTGCCAGCTTCGTTTGTCCGTCTTGATACTGCGCTGCCAATCTATAAGATTGGTCAGTTAGTGCGCCTGTCGCTGTCTTGCTTCGCTCAAAGTCATTAGCTAATTTCGCTTGAAAAAGTGATTGTTGCTGGATAAGACCATTTAAAGTATTTGCCTTAGCGCCATAAGCCTTAAATGCTGCAGCCCCGCCATTCGCATATTTGATAAGAGCATTATTTGTATTAAGCTGTTTTTCCATTAGCCCAATACTTCTTTTAAAAGATTTGAGACTGTTACTTGACTCTGTCAGTTTTCTGGCAAATCCGCTATTATCCAGCCCCAAATGCACGACCATATTTCCTATTGGCGTAGCTATATCAATCACCTCCAGTCATATTGATAAAGTCTTCCAATGACATGATTTCTTCTTTATCTTGTTTTAATTCTTCTGCATTAAGAACATTAAATAAAGTCACATAATCCGTTTCCATAATGTCATTGATAGTGAAGCCGTTATTACTAGCTACCAAGTCCCTTACAAGACTTAAGAAACGCTTTCGGGCTTCTGTTGCACTAATTCCATCAGCTTTGGGTCTGCTTCTTTTTTGACCCCCATTGCAATTAAGATAATGTTATCAACGGTTTCTTCAAGCTCCCAAGCATTCAGCCCCTCTAAAATAGCTTTTTGAGTAACTGCTTTGGCACTAAACAACGAAGCACAAAAATCAATACGATCTAACAGATAGTCTTTTGGAGTATAGCTAGTATCACCAGCTTCTAACTTTTCTTGTATATCCCAAAAATCCAACACACGACTAGCTGGTACTTTGTCCTGTTCATAAACTACCACATCGCCATTTTTCTTTTTTAATTCCAAACGTAATTTTGTCATTAGAAATCCTTTCAAGTTCCAAAAAATAAGAGAAACGGGAAAACCCGTTTCCTTCTATTCTGCAATTTTCATTTGTTGTTTTAGTTTCTTGATAGTTTCTTCTTCTTTACCAATATACTTAACAACGTAATTTCCTTTTGTATCTTCATCGTCTGAAGCAACAGATGTAAATTCATATTTATCCCCATCTGGTTCTTCTTGTGTTCCTTTTTTAGTCTTCATGTTGACATTATCACGGGAGAACTGTCCTTGCAAGAATCCGAAGTAGGCTTTTTCACCAGCTAGTGTTTCAGATTCTAAGAGAAGTGAGCAGTATGGCGGTTCAGACTCTTCACCAATATAGGTTAGCTTGTCTTTTACTTTGTATCCCAGTAGAATGTCGTTTACTTTCTCAAGGATGTCAAGAAGTGTGAGTTCTGCTTTCACATCGCCTACGCCTTTGTTAGCTACGTAATAAGCAATATTTGATCCAAAAACTTTAATAGGAGTAGAGGATAGACCCGTAACGTCAGCTGTTTGAGTTGCCCCTTCTCCTTTCTTCCCTTCAACAACAAATAAATTTGTTCCTGCTGTTGCGGCTTGACCATCAAGCACACGAATTGTGGCACGTTTAAAACCAACTAATGTCATATTTAATTTTCCTTTCAATATTCAATGTCATATACAGAGCTAGAACCTCTGTATGTTCTTGCGTCTACATAACGCTTTGTTTCTTCAAAATATTCATCTAAGCCGCCTGTATTTTGATAAAAGGCCGCTTCCAAGAATACTTTCTCAACCTCATGAGCTATTCGCTTTGTTTCGTAGTAGTCACTACTTTCAACATTCACCTGATAGCTAAACCGCTTCTGTAAGAAATTATCACTACCAAATGTCTCTTGCTGAGGAGGAGCAAGAGGTATCAAGACAATGCTACTATCACTTTCTGACAAACTTTCAGGACGTTGGAAATAGTGAATAGCAATATTAGATAAAGCTGGCACTTCTGCCAGCTTATCCGCTAATGTATCAAGCATGCTTTTCATTCAGCCAACTCCTTCATCTTTTCTACCATGTGTTTGGTAAATGGAGCTTGTTGCGCTTCAGCATATTGCCGCAATTTCCCAAATCCTCGTGGTACATATGTCTTACCCCAACGAGTATAACCAAACTCATTTAAGTGTTCCAGACGCCAACGAGAACCCTCACCCCAACCAACCTTGGATTGAAAAATCTCTCCCCCAATCTTCCGAGCCTTGGAATGCGTCGTCTGTTCCGTTGCTCGTCCTGTACGTTGAAAGTTAGTCGTAACTTCCTTTAAGTCTTTTTCTGCTTCCTCTGCAGCATAATTGATTGCTTCACGAGATATGCGGTCACGTCGAGTTTTTCCAAGTTTTTGATTAAGAGTGCGAATAACCTCATCCACTCCCTCAACACTAATTCCCCAAGTCTCCATTGACCTCTCCTTTCAAAAGTAAAGTGATATAGTCTGGCTTAGGGCGAATATCCTCAACATTCCACCTCTCATCTTTATAATCAACATGTTTAATTTCTACTATGTGATTATTCTTCGGACGATAAGATGACAGCGGATTACGAATAACAATCGTTACCGCTCTTTTTATCCCTTTTCCTCTCATGATTTCAATATCCTTTAAAGACGGATTATAAACCTCCGCCCATGCAGTGAAAAGTTTTTTCAATTCCTGCTTATCACTAGGTAAACGCCCTCTAGGCTTCGCGTTGTAAAAGACAACCATTGTATTCAACTTTCCGTTGTCTACTGTCTCATTTTTAATCGTCTTTTTTCCTAGCATGTTCCGCCTCCTTTAGAGAATGAACCATTGCTTGTAGCTCGATTTCATTCGCATAGTTTGTCTGAAATTCATCAAGGGCATCGTGATACACATAGCGAGCTCGCTCAAAAGCCAGCTCAACCAGCATATCATCAATTTCATCCGCTCCGACCAGTAAAGCAACGGCTACGATACTAGAAGAAAGCATCTTTTTTAGATTATCATCTTCATCAGCGCTCGTAATTCGCATACGCTCCTTAAAAGCAGCTAACTGCTCATCAACAAACTTTGTTGTATCAATAGCCATTTTCTTCTACTCCTCGTTTTGAATATCAGAAGCGCCCACTTCTTCTACAAATCCCGGAAGACGAGCTTCCAATTCAGCAAAGCGCTCTTTGTTGACTGTAATAACTTCACCAACTTGACGAAGTACATTTTTGTTCAAATCCTCAAAAGGCTTTAAAACCTTAACTTCCATAAGCTACTCCTTTCTTAACCACCAGCTAGTGTCAACAATGCAGCAGTATGATTATCTTTCGCTTTACCGTACCAGTAAGATTTAGCAGTTACAAGCTGCATATCTTCAATAGCTAATGTTTGATCAAACTCTTCAATTGCTACACCGCCACCAATATAAGCATCATAACGGTTTGCTACAAAAGCAATCGCCTTGCCTGTATCTACCGCTTTTGATTCTGCTAATTGAACACCAAATGGCAAAGTAGTTGTATAAACACCGTTCAAATTCATAGAAGTGAACTTAGCTACCAAATCGTAATAATCCGCTGGGTTTACTAAAAGATAAGTTTGCCCCGCAATGTTTAGACGATTCCCTTTATTTGAAATAGACAAAGCTTTCATGACTGGGGCAAGTAGTTTAGGAGCGTTGGTTGGCTCTAATGTGGCAAGACTAGCTAGAGCTGTTTTGTCAGTATTGTAGACAACTTTTTCACTCTGAACAGTCCCTTTTGCTAAGTCTTTGATCAAGCCAATAGGTTGTTTGTCCCCGTTACCTTTTACGATAGCTGTTTCAAGAGCTACTGACATAGCTTCCTTGATTTGTTCCATGACAAACTGTTTCAGCCATGTTGCACCAAATTTCAATGCATCTTTTGGAATAACGACAAGGGCAGTCAGTTTGTTTTGCTCGAATGCTGTTTCTTGGAAAATCGCATCCAGTTGACCTGAAATTTCTCCATGTACATTTCCCCAAACTGCAGTACCAGTTTCACTTTTTACAGTCAGAGCTTTTAGGCGCATACCTGCATTTTTAAAGTTGATAATAGATAGCAGCGGATGTTCTGTAGTCAACTCATCAAACACTTGATTGTAAGTTTCTTCTGGAATTAAGATACCATTCTTTGAACCAACTTCTTTATTGATTTCATTAAAGAACTTGATTTCGTTTGCAGTCAATTTAGGATTCTTTTGGAAGCTATTAAACAGCTCTTCCGCTTCCTTTTTGCTAGCGTCTGAAACGACTTCTAATAGTTCTTCTCCCATGATGCTCATAGCATCAGCGTATAGCTCATTGCGTTGCTCAGCTTCCGCTCCGTTTGTTACTGCTTCAGTAAATTTTGTTACAGCCTCCTGATAACGAGGCAATTTAGTAATGTTAATTGTCATTTACATTTCCTTTCTTTAAAATAAATAATCAGCCAATACATCATGGACGGCTGGTTTTTCAGTCTGTTGTTGCTCTTTCTGAGACTTCTGCAACTCATTCAACTGCATCTCCATACGATCAAAGCGAGTCAATAAGAGATTCAATTGATTGTCTTGCTCCATATTTGCTTTTAGCTCCACTAGCTTCGCATGAGATACGATACCGCCGAAAGAAGCTGCTAAGTCTGGAGCAGATTCTGCAAAGAGAACTTCGTCTACCAAGCCAATTTCAAGAGCTCGCTGCGCTGTGAAAAAGGTTTCCTTGTCCATCAATTCCCTTACTTCATCTGTAGATTTACCCGTTTTTTGCTGGTATAAATCCGCAAGTGAGATAGAAGTATTTTCGCTCACCTCGCTCGCATGTGCCAAGTCACGATAATCTCCTTGTGCATACATACTTGCATTGTGAATCATCACTTGTGCAATCGGTGACATCTTGATAGTATCTCCTGCCATCATGATAATGCTAGCGATACTTGCTGCAAGCCCTGTAACCACGACTTCAACATTTCCCTGATAAGATTTAAGCAGCGTATAAATCTCACTACCAGCAAAGACAGAGCCGCCCTGTGAGTTAATCGCAACTTGAATAGCTTCCTTACCATCAGTCTTAGCCAGAAAATCTTTTACATCCTTTGGAGATACCGCACTCTGCTCAGTCCAATCATAAAACCATTTGTCGTCATCGTTAATGACAACTCCGTTAATATCAAGTCTTTTCATCTTTCTCCTTTCCTATGGAGCCTAACTCCATATAGTTTTTCGTCAGCAAGAAGACATCCCCACCTTCTACTGGGTCATAACCAAGCTCACGTCGGATTTCATTTCGTGTAAATGAACCAGAGCTAACCAGCTTGTCGATGTTAGAAGACAAAGAAAAAAGGTCATAGTTTTTAAAACCGACCATTTGAACTTTATTGCCTTTTTGAAGCTCTCTACGATTAAAGATAATGTAGTTCATTGCTGAAACAATTTTCTGTGCCAACGGCTCAATCACCGTAGCAATATAAGTGTCATAGTTTTTCTGATTATCCGCTAAATCCCCATGAATCAGCCCATTCGGTATACCAAGAATATCTGCAACATCATTGATATACTGTTGCTTCATCTTAGCAATATCTTCAACATAAGAAACTTTTATTGACGTTTGAGAACGATATTCCTCATATTTTGCATCCTTCGGTAGAAAAATAGGCACAACGCTATCATTCTCTAGCTTTTTAGTTATAGTAGCTAAAAAACTTTCCTTTTTCTCTGACACGGACTCTTTAGTATCCTCTGACTTATCAGAAGCTTGATTTGCTAAGTCACGAGCACGCTCACGAATCTTATCACGAGGGAGTTCCATGTGAAAACGCAGTTGATTAGCAGTTTTTTGGTTTTGAAATAACCGCCCCAAAACAGAACCATAATCATTCCACAAATCATTGATGAATGCTTCCAGATTATCATTCTCAACCCGAATAAATAGTACCTCATCATAATGAGCTGTGATAGATACAGGCACATTCTGGATAGTAAATATATCGAAAACATCACCAGTAAGCGAATGTTTCTGTACATAGCTATCAACCACAAACATTTCTTGTCTATTATTGATATACGCTAACGCTTCACCATTCTTGATGAGAGATTTTACAAATTCCGACCAAAATTCAGCCGCCGTCTGATTAGGATTAGCCTTATGATTGATTCGATAATCCCAAATATCCCGTTTCTTAGTTTCATCACAAAAGAAAACAAAAGAAGATTTAGAAAAAGTCCTAGCAATATAATTCGCACAGGTTTCAAGTGCTATAGATTTCATTGAATTCTGTTGTACATCTTTAAAAATATCATCAAAATCATAGGACAAACGTTGCTTCCCGCGATTAAAAATATAATCAAGTATCCCCATAGTTTCCTCCTTTCCAGCGGTAATAAAAAGAGAAGCATTTCTGCCTCTCTATGTCCACAATACTATTTTAAAATAAAAAAACGTCAAAATTTCCACTCTTGAAAAAAATAAAAACGGGAGCACAAATGCACTCCCACCATCTAGAAGAATGAAAAATTTAGAAAGGCCGGCAATCTACCACCATAGATTGCCAATAGACCCTGCAGGAATCGAACCTGCGTCATCGGGCTTATCACCCCGCCGTGTTACCACTACACCAAAAGTCTGCCACTTTGCCTGAACCTCATCTAGCAAAATTGTTACACGCAACCTGTCTTGTGTAAAGTTTTTAAAATGTGCTCACCATCTTGACATTGATTAGGCTTTATTTTTGACGATAACGAGAGATGGCCACGTTCGCCCAGGAACTCATATAGGGGTTGATGGAATCGAACCATCATGCTTAGTCAAAAGATATTACCGTTTCAGCAGGAGAGCTAACTAGCCTGTCCTTACCCCATTGATAACTTTATTATACAAGATAAAAACGTCAAAATTTCCGCACTTTATTCCGCCTCGTACCAATCCATTACATCATCGTAAAAGTCCTCAAAATCATAACTAGGCTCATTCAGCTCATCAGCTCGATACATAGCGCACTCAAAAGCTTTAAAACCATCTGTCTTTCTTCGGACATCTTCTTTCTTCAAGTATTCAACATTCCCATCAGATTTTAATTTTCTAAGAACGTTGTTGGTGTACCAACGCATCATGTCATTTTCACCAAATAGGATTTTATGACCAGCAAAAGCATTCTCTATTCTAGGAGCTAGTAAACTATCTATCGCACGGGGATTCCTCACAACCTCCAAACGATAGCCTGACGGTACACGCTCCCTATCACGTTCACTAACCACCTGCTCAAAACCTGCTTCTAAAAAGATAGGACGTAACAAATCCATTCGGAAATAGTCTCCAAGGATCGTATCAATATCAAAAGCATACAAATCCCGTTGCTCCACAAACCAATTAACAATCACATGTGGGTCGATTGTCGGTGTATCAACAACCGTCAACCAGCCCTTTTCCTCCCATAGACGAATAGGAGCAAACTGTCGCTTGCCATTGATTGTGTCCTTTGGCTTTGAATAGCCATAAATCGCATCCACAAATCCCTTGCGCACAAAAGAATGTGTCTTCCACACATATTTCTCATCACTCTTAAACAACAAACCAACTGCAGCAAAGTCCCTAGTAGAAGCAAAGTCAAACCCACCAATACAACGTTGACCCTCATAAGGCTCTTTCCACTCCTTCGTTGCCACTAGTTCCTCATACGTAGCAACACTCCGCTCCGTATCTGTGACCGGCAGATTCATCCGCTTCGTCAAAAATTCCTCACGGTTAGAGGGATCATCTTGCAAATCCTCGTATTGTTCTAACACCGTTTCAAACAAATTAGCCGCATAATCGCTCATCGGCTCATGAAACATTGGATTTGCCAATTGCCACTTCGTCTTATCGTCCACCTGTTCCACACTATCCAACTTACAAATAAAAGGGAATATAGAATTCCAACGAGCACGCCCTTTTAAAACAGCTTTTGCCTTTTCTTTTTGCTTGTCAATGAAGCCTTCACGAACATACCCATCCGTCCCAATATAGAATTCTCGTGGATTGATAACCTTACCAAGCCCAGACAAATGAACCCGCACATCTCGATTACTTTCATACTGATGAATCTCATCAAAAATAACCGCACCATCTCGCAGACCGTCTTTCGTATTCCCATTAGACGTCCGAAATTTAATAATACTTTTCGTCTGCCTACTCAAAATCTCGGACTTCGTCTTATAGAATAATCGCTCTAACTTCGCATTTTCCTCTATGACTGTATAAATTTCATGAAAACTTGTCTTTGCTTGGTCTTCACTATTAGCAATGATAGAAATATTATAATTCTTCACCCCATGCATGGGTGTCAAAAGAAAACTCGCAACACCAGAAATCAAACCATTCTTCCCAGCACCACGAGCCATCATATAAAGAAACTTACGATAGACAATAAGATTATTCTTCTTAAAATACAAAAAGATAAATGGTATCAGAAACTTTTGAAACGGCTCCAACGGAAAGAACCACCGCTCAATATACCCAACACAATCATCTATCTGCTTTTCATTAAAATAAATCTCTCCACTTTCTAACCGAGGAACTATCTCACGTTCTAAGTATTCAAAAAGCTCAATCCTCTCCTGATTGAGCTCTATACGACCGGTGTTATAATCCTCGATATATGCATCCACATACCGTTGAATCATGTAAAGTCTTCCTCATCAATTTCATTACTCTTAGCCATCTTCGCTTCATACTCCTCTCGCTTCTTATCAAAGAATACATCAAGCTTAAGCAAAGAAGCATTAACCTTGGTCTTAGCAGTAACTGCAGGATTTTCTTTCAAAAAAGTTTGATTAGCATTCACCGTCTCAACCATTACACCCTTATCTTTAATCGACTTATCAAGGTCATAAAAAATACTAACCAAGTTCAAATATCTATCAACCTTTTCAACCTCAATCTCATTATCTTCGTCAATTAAAAGTCGTAATTCTCGCTTTAATTTCTCCATTTTTATCTGTTTTTTTGTTTTAGCCATATTTTTTCACTTCCTATATACTTTACAGAATTTTGTTCGGATTTTTCCCAAAAATACCCCCCTAATATGTAAAAATAGCGCACATTTTTGGTTAGTTGAGCATCCACCGGTTTACGGTTTTCGGATAAAAACGCACATTTATTTGACAGGGGGGTGTATCGTTCGTTTTTTAAATTTTCACTTTACAAAAATTTACAAAATTGACAAGTTACCAACTGAAAAGCTCATCATCGAAGCTTTTGGATTGCTTTTGATAGCGTCCGTGACGCTTGTTGTGGCAATCTTTGCAAAGCGTACGAAGATTATCAAGATCATAAGCAAGTTGCGGATAATCTTTCACCTCTTTAATGTGATCAACTTCAAGCCGTGAAGTTGTTAAGTCTCCTGCCCGCTTGCACCAAACACATTCTTTATTATCCCGTTCAATTGCTTTGTCTCGTAGTCTTTTCCAGCTTCGCGTATTATAAAACGTATTATATATTGTTTGTTTGCTCGTCGTGTCAATCTCTCTCATATTATTAAAGTAACAAATATTTTTTGAAAAATTTCCGCAAATAAAAAAAGCCCAGAAAAAATTGGGCTCAAAAAATTTTTAAAAAAATTATAAAAAAGGGTTGACAAAATAAAATCCTTGGATTATAATATAGTTGTAAGGTTGATAAAGCCTTACAAAATCCCCCTCAAAGTAAGGGTTGAAAGGGGGTGAGAATGTGAAAAGCCGCAAGGGTAAAAGAAAAAGCCTTGACTTTTCAAAAGTAATCAAGCTAGTGACTGCAATCGCTAGATTGATAAAAATACTTATTGAAATAATCAAGGCTCTTTCTTAACATTCAATGGCAAGTAGATGATTAACATCTATTTGCCTTCCCTTACAATTATTATAGCAAAGAAGGGGTCAAAATGCAAGAAACAAAACGGCCACGAGGAAGACCGCCAACTGGTTTAAAACGCAACAAAAAATTAACAATCAACTTTACACAAGAAGAAATAGACTTCTTAAAAGCTAAAGCGAAAGAAAATAAAAAAAGTCTTCCTAATTTTATTTTAGAAAGTGTCAAACAAATTTTTTAAAAAAATTAAAAAAAGATATTGACAAAATAAAATCCTTGGATTATAATATAGTTGTAAGGTTGATAAAGTCTTACAAAATAAAAAAACTTGCTACACCCTCCCCGACCAAAGTTTGGATGTAACAAGCCACCACAACACTCAACAGAGTGCCGATATACATAGTATATCACAGCGTACCTGTTGAGTCAACCAGGTACGTTTTTTCGTACCTCGCGAAAAAGAAAGAAGGTATATTATGAAAGCAACTGACATTAAGAATGAACTTAAAGAATTCGATTACAACGTCAAAGATTTTAAAATCAGCGTCAAACATCGTGGCTGTGCTGATATCTATATCAATGTGACGGTTAAAAATATAATGCTTAATTTAGATGAAATTGATGGCATTCTAAAAGAAAAATATGAATCAATCGATCGTGATCGTCGAACGGGTGAAATTTTGCAAGGTGGAAATACCTTCGTAATGATTGAATACGATGAAGAAGTTATGTATCAAGCTATTAAACAACGTAAAGCCGACGCTCAAAAGATTCTTGATAATTTAGATAAATTCGAATGTGAAGCAGGCTACGGAAAAATATTTTACGAAGATGAAAAAATTAAAGTCTACATCTTTCCTAATGAAAAAACCTTGTCATTTCACCAAGGAAATGAACAAAAGCGCTTCAGCGTTTCAGACTCCTACGACATGGCAAAAGCCATGATAAAAATCGAAAGACTAACAGCTTAACCGGGCGGAACACTCCGCCCCCTAAAAAATAAAAAAGAGGTAAGTAAAATGAAAACAATCAAAATAGTAGAACACAAAAACGAAACTCATGAAGAATACAAAGCTAGAATAGATGCAAAAATCAAAGAACTTGGCAAATATTATGTAACTCAAAGCTATTTTGATAATTCTTTAGCAAACGGAAACAAAAGCTATATTATGCTTTACTACTACACACTTCCCGAATTGCTAAAACATAAAGCTGAACATCTTTTTGGTGACGTTTATCGCTATGAAAATAAAGTTTATAAAATTTTACAACAAAACGGAAAACTTCCTCAAGATTTTTCAGTAGTCGAAATTCAAGAATACGATCTTGAACATCAAAAAAAAGAATATAAACGCATTCACGAACTTGCTACAAGTTTAGTAGAGTTTGAAAAAGAACACGGCTGCGCTCCAAAAACGAAATTTTAAAAAAGGGTGAACATCATGAAAAAATCAATTATTATCATTACAACAATCATTATCACGCTTACTATCGCATTTGGATTTTATCGGCTTGAAAAGAAAAATCAAGAACTACAACAACAAATAAACCAGCTTTACGAGTACAACGAAAAATTAGATTATCACGTTTCGGGATTGCTTGAAAAATAAAAGATACTAAACAAAATACGACTGGAAAGCCTGTTAGGCTTTCTGGTTGTTGAAAGGAAAAATAAAAATGAAATTAAAAGAACTTGAACCAAAGATTTTAGAAAGTAATGAAAAACGCTTGAATTATTTGTTAGAAATGTACAAGTATTATCATGATGTTATGTACTCATTTAAAACAATATGCCAAACAGTCTTATTAGCTAACGCTTATTTGACCGATATAGACAACGAACTAATAGCAGACTACAACTATACAGAAGAAGATTTATTTGAATTGTTCGTATAAGAAAGAGGCAAGAAACATGTACAATATAATAGATTATGTAGGTAATCCTACAATCATAATTCAAACAATCAAAACGGCAACTGAAAAGCCTGAAACTAGACAAGGCCAAGCAGCCTTACGAATGCTTGAAAAAAGAAATTTTAAAAATTTCAGGAATCAATTAAACCTACCTAGAAAATAGAAAGAGGTACAATACCATGAAAACAATCCAAAAAATAAATAAAATTTATGGTACTAACTACAAAAATGCTGAACAATATCTTGATGAGGTGATGAGCGCACTATCTGAATCTGAAGAATTTGATGATTATTACAATTCAACGAATGACCAGCCAACAATGCAAATCTTTCTGGCTAATTATGTAAAAGGCAAAGTAGAAATTTCTGAATTTGCTTCCGAAATTTTAAAAGAAATGGATTTGTACAATGAAAGTGACAGCCTAGAAACAATGATAATCAAGATTTCTTGGAACATTGCAGACGCAAACAATAAAACAATGGATTTTGTACACAGTTTGAATTCTTCATGTTATAATAATTGAAAGGAGCTTTATTATGTGGAACTGGTTAATCTTATTTTTATTATTATTTATTTCCTTGTTTTACTTTTCAAATATCATTATAAAAATTATTATCGGGTTTATATTATTTGTTCTTGCTATTGCAATAATCTGCCTAATAATCGATTTTCACAATGACTCAAATAAAAATTAAGAGCCTTACCGGCTCTTTTATTTTGCTTTAAAATATGCAATAGATAGCCCCTGCAGCCATTCATAGATCATTTTGTAAGTTGTCGTCTTTCCATAATACATATAACGACGACCGGCACCAGAAATATTCATGGACTTTGTGACAAATACAGCTTTAATCACTCGCAAAAGGCTCTCATCTGTCGCATTTACATAATCGCAGATAACCTTTTCCCATGTCAACATCATTTGTAAGCGTGGATCTTCTTCCTCTGCTATGATAATCTGCAACGCTCGTGGAGTCGCTTGCTTATTTGACTTAATCCCCAACTTATCATTTTTTTCTTTGAATGGATAGCGCAATTCTTCTCGTCTGTCAGCAATCATTTTTTTAAGCGTACTTTTAAAATAACGCTGTAGCCATAAAATTTCAGAATTAAACTCAATTGTTAAATCTTTTTTATTCAAAATCATCAACCTTTCTTTAATATTTTTATCTACTTAATTGGTTTTATTTCTACTCATTTTTTACCCTCTCGAATGTCACATATCTTATAGAGTGTTTCTTTTTTTGAATATAGCTTAATCACTATATTTTCTAAGACATCAGCCTATTTTTAAAAATATATAATGCAATATTTTTTCATTGTGTATCATTGTAAAATTTCAAAAAAATATTATAGGCTGAAATCAGCCACTTCTTTATCCTGTTCTTCCTGATTTATTCCAATATATTTTAAAGTAATGTCAGGCGACGAGTGATTAAACATTTCCATAAGTAACGCTACATTTTGCGTTTTTTTGTACATGTGATAACCAAATGATTTTCGCATAGAATGCGTTCCGATGTGATGAATGCCGAATTCTTTTGCAGCTTTATTTAAAATCTTCCAAGCATGCTCCCTGCTTATTGGTTGTTTCTGCCCTTCTTTTCCCGGCTGTTTGCTTCTCTTTTTACTTTCAAAAAGATAATCATAAGGTTTTAATCCTTTTAATTTCACATATTTATTGACTTCCTTTCTCAAAGTATCGTTGATAAAAAATGTCTTCGGTTTTCCCGTCTTTTTCTCAACAATAACAATATGCGTACCTTCTAAATCTTTAACTTTCAAAGGCAGAATATCACTTATTCGCAGGCCGGAATTCAGTCCAAAAACCAATAACAAGAAATTTCTAGGATTCCATTCTTTTAAATAATCCTTCAACATCTCTATTTGGTCTTTGTCTCTAATTGGTTGGACGTTTTTCATACATTTTCTCCTTTCTTTTATTGTCGAAAAAAGAGCACAGTTATTAACTGCACTCTTTTTCGCAAGTATTATTAGTCACACTCTGACACTATCATAATATCACTTTGACTGTACCAATATGTACCAATCGTACCAAAAATTAAACAAGCCGCGATAATTTTTTTAAAGCAGAGCTTCTAATGCGTTGAATAGTCCCATGCCCCGCATTGAGCTTGGCTTCTACTTCAGACCAAGAATAGCCATTGATAAAGAACAATCTCATCACAATATTTTCTAAAGGATCATCCAGCGTTTCAATTGCTTTTGTTAAATCTTCCCGCTCTTTTATAAGAGCTGTTATTTCATCATAAAGTGTATCCGCTTTATCAATTAGTTTAATATTTATTTCTTCCGATTGATTTTTATCTTGGTTGGCTCGTTTTCCATCAAATTTTTGTCCTCTCACAATGCCCGTTTTGAGACTAGCTAGTTCTTGATGCTTAGATTTTATTTTGCAATCAATATATTTCAATGATTGCAGTCGTTGCTTAATGTTCAGGATTGCCAACTCCTTTCATAAATTTCAATATTTGTATTTTTAAATGCTTCTGAAATCATTCCCTTTTGCAATCTTTTTTCAAATTTAATTGCTTTTGATCTACTTTCAAATTCCCATTCTTTGAAATCTACTGGATGATTCCCTGACCAACTAAATTTTTTCGCATATTGCCGAACAACCCACATCTTTTTTTGTTTCATCTTTCACCTTCTAATAATATTTTCTTCGCTGGCTTTTCATTCCATCAAAAGATATGCCATGTTGTCTATCAACACCCTTACAAATTCTGTCTTTGATCGCTTCGCCGTAAATATTCCCAATTTCAGCACTACTCCGCAAATTACTTGTAATAATCGTACAATTACGATTGTCTAAAATTGAGAATAGAATTTCTTTGCTCCAATCTGTCACTTTCTCTGTTCCCAAATCATCTAAAACAAGATAAGGAACTTTTGACAAACGAGCAATCCATTTTTGCTGTGTCTGCTCTGATGAGTTAAAATCACTCTTAATCCTAGCTAACAGTTCAGGAATTTTGATAAACATAGCATGCTTTTTAGTTTTATCAGAAATATGCTTGATAATGCCATAAGCTAGATGACTCTTTCCAGTTCCTGCAGGGCCCAGAAATAATGTGTTGTTCGTATCTCCTGCAATATAACCACTAGCCAATTTGAAAGCAATGTCTAACTTTTCTTTCTGGTCTTGATTTAGAACTTCGTAATTATTTAACGTTGCTTGTTTTAGCTCTGCATTGACAATTGACGAATTAAACAACACATCAATTCGCTTAGCTTCTAATCGTTGCTCTTCAACTTCCCAAAAATCATTTTGCAATTTTTGCTCATCTCGTTCTATAAGCTCTTTCCCACATTTGCTACAAACAAGAACATTGTTAGGGCCGATATAAAACATTTTCTCTCCGTGTATTTGACAAACTTTTTGAGCTGGCTTTGATGCCCATCTTCCAAATTCCATATTAACACCTCGCGCAATCCATTAGGAAAGCTAATTTCCCAAGAACTGCTTGAGGATTTGGATACTGTAACATCTTTTCTTTTTGTAGCTCTCCTATCGGATAAAATTGTTTTTCAAAGGCTTCGATTACTTCTAAAAGTGTTATATTCATTTTTTTACCTCAAATTCCAATATCATCATCAATTGGCTGTGCTTGCTTAATCGGTCGCTCATTGAGATAGCTCTCAAATTTTGTACCAAAAAGCGTTTCAGGCCTAAGAAACTTATTCATTTTTTGATCATACAGCCATTGACGAATTTTTATATCAATGACTTGCTTAAAGTCCTCTTCTCTAAAGCCTTCATTCCATCTTGATTTGATAAAATGTTTCGTTTTAGCTGATGAAGCACGATACTTCGTACCTGCTTTTAAATTTAGATAATCAATAATAGTTTGAAACGGAATTTTTTCTTTATCATCTGCATTATATAGATTATCCTTACCTATCCTATCCTTACCTATCCTATCCTTACCTGCGTCAACTTTTCGTGGACGGCTCGTGGACGTTTTTTCTGGTAGTTCTGTCATCGTATTTTCAACCAATCTTTTTTCTTCTTGATAGATTGTTGGCTGATACGTATCTTTGCGGATATAATTATGAATCCTCCAATCCTTGATAACTACAATACCGCTTTCAAAAGGAATGATGAATTGTTTTGCAGTTAGCAATTTCATATCATCATCACTCGCTCCGATAGTTTTTTGAATCGTTTTCGGTCGATCAATAAAACCATCATCATCTGCTCCCATATTTAAGTGAAAATAAAGAGCCTGAGAAGAAAGCGGCATCTCCAAAAACTTATCTGTATCAGTTATTTTCTTACTAAACATTCTACGTTGTGCCATTTTCATCCTCCAAAAAATCAAATATCGTCATCTGTTCCCCCTGTTCAAAATAAACTGGCTTGAAAGTTTGAAAATTGTCATGAAATAACTCACATTTCACACTTTCGCCCTCCATTTTCTTTTGTTTGCTCTTTTTGCCATATCAGAGCGAGCCATTTCGTCCCAGATATAATCTGCATTTTCAAGCATAAGATTCACGCATTTGTCTTTTAAGGATTCGATTGTACTCTGGTCTTCCGTTTTTTCTCGATAACAAGCATTTACCTCTTTTTTCAACTCAGCTATTTCTTCAGCATAACGATCTTCAACTGATTGTACATTTGGGCTGTCAAATGTGATAGTGTCAATTTGACAGCCTAGCAATGATTGTAAAACCATTTCAACATCGTCAACCACAATACCAATATGGGCTCTATTGAGGTTGTTGATAATTTCTTTTAAGTTAGGGTTGTTGATTGATATTGGCTGAGGAATGGTATAGCCTAGCTGTCGGGCATAAGTAGAGGTATTCTTTGCAATTATATTATTTGCACAGATAATCTGATTGCCTGTCGCATGGCTTTCTAAAATAGCCATTGTTGTCTTACCAAGGCATCTTCCAAAACCTATTAGTTTAGCCATTTAATACCTCCATATCAAAATCGCTATCAATAAATCTATAGGTTAATTCTGGATTGATGCCATTACCTAATCTTTGATAAATCAAATCCATATCTTCATCTGAAAAAAGTGTTCCTAAGTAGTAATTTAAAGACTTTTTAGTTACTTCTATAAATAGGTTATTCCTTTTCTGAGTTCGAAACGGTTGACCTTTTACGATTGTTCTGCTACACCACATAAACAGCTTTGCAATAACGTCACGTCTTGAACAAACTCCTTCAAGACTAAAATAAGTGTTTGTTTTTGGAATTAGAATCACTTCTAAATTTTGATTGATATATGATCTAGGAAATAACCCTAGGAGCTTTTTTAATTCATTCAATACTTCTTCATTCATTCTTCTTTTTCTCCTTTAAAATAGTAACTCATCTCGTTTTTTATAACAATCAATCATCATCTTCAACCAGACACCATCAATCTTTCGAAATTGATCTCTTGTAAGATAATAGATTTGTTGTTCAAACCAGTACGAAAAGTCCTCAAAATTATCAATTTGAATGCTATTATCATATATTTCCGCTACATCTATTTTGTTACTCGGACTAAAAACAATGTAACAGTATTCATAAATTCTAATTGGACTGTTCCTTCTTAAAATTTTTAATCTCATATGAATTTTCCTCTAAAATGGCAAGTCATCATCTGAGAATGGTGGCATCTGGCTATCCATGTTTGATTGATTAGCCGAATTATCACGTTTTTCTAATATTTGAAAACTATCTGCCACAACCTCCGTCACATAGACACGTTGCCCCTGTTGATTTTCATAACTACGTGTCTGGATGCGACCTGTGATTCCAATGAGAGAACCTTTTTTCGTCCAATTCACAAGGTTTTCTGCTTGCTGTCGCCAAATCACAACGTTAATAAAATCCGCTTCTCTCTCACCACTTTGATTTTTGAAGTTACGATTGACAGCAAGATTAAAAGTTGCGACCGCTTGATTTTGTGGAGTATAACGAAGTTCAGCATCACGGGTCAAGCGACCCACAAGTACAACATTGTTAATCATATATAGACACTACCTCTCCTGTAATCACATTTCTTTTAAACCACACTTTAAAATATGGTTTATTTTCACCATAAGCATAAACCGTGCTGCAGGAACATTCGTACTGACTTTTTGAGTATGGATAACGTTTCGGTCTTTTTCTAATCATCAATTCTTCTCCTCTCGTTTATCTATCAGACTTGATATTTTTAGTAATGAGTAAGTTAAAAGTGTCTGCGCAAAAAATAGTATTACTACTCCAATCAAGATTATCTTCCACATTTTTTACTTTCCATTCTCTTTTTAGCTTCAATAGTTCTAACTTTAAATTCAATTATTGTTATTGGAAGCATAATAATTAAACATATTTTTAATAACGCTTTAAACAAAAATAATAGAACAGTTCCGATTATATTGATTGCTTGTCTGATTGGATCAAATGTCTTTGAATGATATATACACCAATCAAAGTGTCTCTCCCATTGTTTTCTACTCATTTTCTTAACCTTTCTAATAACACTCATAATATTCAATACTGCCAACCCGGACTTTTCTTCCGGGCTTCTGCCAATTTGCGTTGTCGTTCCATGCGGTCATGCTCGATTGCACATATAACGTACATAGCTTCAAGCTCTATGCGTTCGTTTTCTCGTGCTTCACGTTCTGCTTGCTTTCCGGCTTTGCGCCAGTCAAGATGATTAACAAATGCGCCTGCCAAAAAGACGAATGCGAGCATGAAGATTGCTCCTAAAATTTCACTCATTGTTTCTCGCTCTCTCTAATATTTATCAACTCAACTCCGTTAGTAAATTTTTGTGATAATCTTTGTAATTCTTCGTTTGGGATATAAGTAACACCTTTGCTTTTTACGTAAAACCAATATTTGTTATATACTTCGTCAGGAACATTGAGCCAACCCCAATCGTTTCGAAAAAATATACATAGTATCCCATCTATTACTGCAAATATTGTTTGATCTTTATTTTTAAAATTTATTCTGAATGGCTTTCTGTCGATAATTTCAAGCATTTATTCCACCTCCTCGATTTCAAACGCTGGGTTATCCCAAATATCTAAATCTTCGAGTTCTGAACGAGTGAAGTATACTTGATATTGACCGCCGGCAGTATATGAGGTATCTATGGTAATACTACCGTTTTTATTGTGTCTGTTTAAGTAACCCGATTCCTTAATTGTCACTACTTTTAATCTTGCTGTGTACCGCTTCTCTTTCTCGACCTCGTAGCCATTCACGAGGGCCTTAATTAGCAATGTTTTCAAATCGTCAATATCTAAGTTGCCAGACAGCTTTTTGTAGTAGTCGCTGTTTAAGGGTATTTCATCACTGCCTGCGCCCGGTGCAGCGGTGAACAGATAGCCCCAGCCAACGCGGACGATATAGTATAGCGCCGCCGTCCAGTCTATGGATCCTTCATTCTCGATGTCTCCGAAACCTAAAAGATAATCTTCTTGCGCTTTTGTAAGTTTAACTCTTTCTGGCTCGTTGATTTGTTCAATTAGTTCCTTAGCCTCATCATAAACGACCCATCTAGTACACCCTGTCTTGGATATTCCTTCTAGTTTTTTTAACACTTCTTGTTTGTTCATTTCTATCCTCCCACTCCATTAGCGTCCGCAATCCGTTTCGCTTCTTCTGCTTTCTGGCGCTCTTTAAGCTGGTATTCTGCATTCAGCTTGTTTAGGATAATGTCCTGCGCCGAATTTCTATTTTTCAGCTTTTCGATTTCGTTTGATTGCTTCTGCAGCTCGGTTTTAAGCTCGCTGATTTGCCGTTGCTGATGTTCGGTGGATGTGATTAAGCCTACAGCAAATAGCAGCATGACAAATGCTAGAGTAGTCATGATTAACCAGCCATTAGCAACCGAGCGTTCGTTAGCTCTTACACGTTCATTCAGGGTCATGCGTCGCCCCCCGTACTATGCTTATGTTATATTTATATCCGTTTAATTCAAAAGGCATAACAACTCCTCTCATATTTGGCCTATAAATCAACTCAAGCATTTGTTCTAAAACAACCTTTCCGATTTTCAGCTGCGCTTCAAGTAAGCCATTATCTTCTTTCATTCTTTTTCTCCATCAGTTCTGGATTTTCATAGATGTTTCCAACAACTTCAAATTCACTCATAACAGCGTTCGGATACCCACCACCAAGATACAGATTGAAGCCTCTGTAAATTCTTACGCTTCCAAAATCCTCTTCAACTTCCTGCGTCCCAAATGTAACCACTTGCCATTTCCAGCCATTTGTTACCACATCCCCCTCGAAAATCTCTACACCGTTCGTATCTTTGATTCCTGTTGATTGCATGAGGACAGCCTCGTTTTGACGGACATTCATCTCTGTTACACGTCCTGTATCGTCTGTTTTATAAACATCGATACTCTTTTCGTCAAAAAGAATTGCTGTCACTTCGCACATCCACTGCAAAGACGGCATCCATGCTCTAAACTTCGGTATCATCTTCCATTCTCTCCTTATTTCTTTTTTGTAATATCAAACGGGACAATGCTTTCTGGCATATAATTGATTTCGTACTTATATTGGTTGACTTTTGCGCCCTCAATGTCTTCAACAACATACATATTCCAACCAGTTAAATTGACCATGTGTTTTTTATAAACACCTTTATCTGTTTCAACCAAAATTTCCAAACGTTTTCCTTTGTTTGCTTCGGTGTCAACAGAAATCCGTCCGATCACTTCAAATTCTATTTTGTCTGTTCGTGTATTGATAACCGCAACACGGCGAATAACATTAAAATTATCTGCCTCTTGGCTGATGTTATGTGAGACCTTATCGCTTTCACGACAAGCAGCTAATCCAAATAAGCTAATTAAAACTAATCCTGTAAGTACAATATTTTTAATTTGTTTCATTTTCCTCTATCCTCTCATCTTCTCGGCTGATACCCTCTGAAATTCTCTTTCAGATAGTCCAATACCTCATAGACATCCGCAAGGTCATACTTCCAATCCCTTCCTTGCTTACGTCTTTTCAATCCATTCGCTAGCATCTTTTTCAAATACTTAGCATCAAAGCCAAACTTTTCCATAAGCTCTTTTTGATTCAAAGGAACTTTTTCCGCTTCTAGCTCTTTCCGAACCTCCTCACGGATAATATTCGTCTGCTCACGAATGTATAACTGCGCCATCTCGTCAGACATCAACGGTGGCAATCTGCTTGATTGACTTGATTCATTCATAACAAACCTCCAAAAAGTTCAAGCTGCTTATTTCTAGCTTTAATATCAAACTTAGTATTTGTATTTGGCTCCCAATTCCGCCAATACTCATACGCATTCAGTTCGTCCTTGCGTTTCAGCAAATCATAACGTGGAATACGAAAATGATCTTTAAAATCCTTTGCAGCTTGCGCAAACACAGAACGAGCAAAATGACTATCACGATAAGCAGGACTATCCTTTCCACCTAAAATATCAATCACCTTTTTCTTGCGTATCCGCTCCAAATCAAGACAAACAGACGGATTAACAGGCTGTTCATTTTTCAAGTAATCAACATCACTCTCTAGTGATTTTTGTTGCTGCTTCAATTGCTTTTGATTTTCCAAAACCTGAATCAAAATATCTTCTTGTGTAACATTAGTAACACTCTCTAAAAGTTCATTCTTCATTTAAACTCTCCTTCAATAATAGTTGCTGCCTTCCTCATTTGCGAAAGGTCGTTGATGAGTAGCTGCATACGATTCACCAAGCTATCAATTTCAAGACCGATAACATGGTCTGCTTGTCTAAATTTCTCCTCATCTTTGTAGATCAATCCCGACATCTTTGTTAATAAATCGTCCCCTGAACGGACAATTTCCAAAATGTCCTTGTAGTCGGACATTTTTTTCTGAACGTCATTTAATTGCCCTTTCGACTGTTGGATAGCTTCTGTTAATTCTTCGTATTTCTTAGAATTAGCATCCACCGTTTCTCGTTCTTTCAAAAGGCTTTGATATTGACTTTCAACAAATTTATTTCGTTCTTCTAAACTTTCTAAATCACTTTTCAACTCCTTATTCTTTTCCATCAATGTCTTGTTTAAAGACTTAGTAGAGTCATAGTCTTGAGGTACAACCTCTTTTGTGACTATCTTTGTTTCAAACTTCGCTAAAGCCTGCTCGGCTAGCTGTTCATTCTTTTGACGCAATTCTTCATTGTCTGCTTTAGATAGATTGAGTTGCCGACGGAGTTCCTGCAGTTCTCGAACTGTTGGGTTGTCGCCTTCCTCGATACGATTTAGTTGTTCTTGTTTTTGGTCGTCTGGTAGAGTGGCTATGAGGTGTAATGCAGTTACTCCAAAATGTCGTAACGTTTCGACATTTGGCAATTCTTTTACAATATTCATTGATTTATAAGCAAAGTCTTTATCTATGCCTAGTCTTTCATGCCACTCTCGAAATTGCCCATGCGTCAAATCATTCTCTTTTACATGATTCAATCTGCGTCCGATCTCCCAAATAGATTGCCCCGCAATCTGTTTGTGATGATTGATTTCAAGCTCTATCTGAGCTAGATTATTTGATAATGCTAATTCATTCATTTTTATCCTTTCTGTAAATCTAAATTTCTCCAATCTGATATAATAAATTCAGAAAGGAGGTAACTGTTATGAACGAGCTAACAAATGACGCTAAATTTCTTTTAAGTTCAATGTACGCAGAATACTTAAATAGACGCAAAGAAGAAATTTCTAAAGAAGAAGCAAGAAATTTTCAAGATATTGATTCTATTAAGAATGACATCATGACTGAATGGTCTGAAAAAGATATTCTCGATACATGCTTTGAATTAAAGCGTCACAGCTACATTAACGGTATAGCTGGCAACGACACGCTTTTTCTTATTAGTTTAACGACAGAAGCTATCGCTGCGCTTGAGATAGAATTCAAAGAACCTACTCTCAAAGAAAGAATAGAAAGTGTTCTTGATTTTGCGGCTAAAATTAAAGCTGTCATTCCTTTCTCTTAGCTTTATCAGCTAATGCCTTTTCTTTCAAAGAACCGAGACCGAAAGGGTCTTGTTTTATGTCTAAACATATTTTTTCAATCCGTGTAGCTTCTTCAATAAGCGTCTTTCGGTCTGCGTTTCTTGCTTTGAGTTCCAAATCAATGGACTCAAGGCTTTTTGCTATGCGTTCTAATATTTTTTTCATTTTGAGTTTCCTTTCTAATCTCATCATAAGAGATATTCAAAAATTATGTTTTAATGGGACAAATCAGAAATTTATCGAAATCTAAGTTCTCTCTTCTCACGAAAATCAAATTCTTGCTCAAGTAAAAGAAAATCCAAAGGTGTTAGATCGCTTTTAAGACTTTCTTTCTGTTGTTCAAAAAACTGCTTTTGCCACTCGGTAGAGCAGTTTTTAATATTTTTATTAAGAGAATCCAAACAATTAAGATAACTCTTAACCCTCTCTCTTTGATGTACTAATGCTTTTTGAACATATGGATATTTTTTTGGTCTCATTTCTTCTCCTTCTCTCAACTATGCGGGCAAGCGTAGTTAGTTATATAATTTATTTCACTTTTCGTGAAGTTGAGTCGCTGAAAATATCGCCAATTTTTCTATTAAAGAAGTTGGCGATTTTAAACATTTCAGATAATTTGAAATCTGTGTCTCCTCTTTCTTTATGACCGTATGAATTTTGAGAAATTCCTAACATTTTAGCAAGGTCTTCTTGTTTTAACCCTGCTTTCTTTCGCAATTCATATAATTTTATCTGCACACTCCTCACCTCCTTTTTTATTTTCTATACCTCAAATCTGATATAATAGAGATGAGATATAGAGCTATCTCACCACTATTAACAGAAAGGAGCGACTTTTATGGATAAAAAATATACCACTAAAGAACCAAATGTGAAAAACAGTAATAATCCTGGCAAAAGACGATTGCCTGAAAAAGCATATCATCAAGAGCCGAAGCCTAAAAATAAATAAATTTCACTTGCTTTTCCAAGTTAAGGTAAATCTTGACTTGGATTTTTTCTTTATCTAGATACCTAAGCAGGCTATCCTCGTCTTTAATGGCATACTTTTCAGGATCATTGTAAGAAATATAGGGGGATAAAATTAACGATAAATCATCTCGTTCTCCATTAGTGTAAGCAATATATCCTGACGATACTACCTGCTTATCACCTATACGAAAAACAAAACAGTTTTGACAATCTGTATCCATCGCAAAAATATCATACATCGTTTTACTATCCAAATCAGGTAAACTATTGTCTTTTCTAATCCAATTGACTACCTTATAAAAAATATGTACCAAATCAGGAAGAACAAAACTGATAAGAATTGCCGTTAGAATTGTTAGAACAATACTAACAAGTAAATTTTTAATTAAAAATTGCCATAAGAGAAATATACTGTAGTCTAATGATGATAAAAAAATCAATAAAAACTTCTTATCTTGTTCACTTCCCCAATCAATATCCTTAACTCTAACAATAATTTGGTAATTTAAATATCCAAAACCACCAATCGCTACAATCGACTGAATAACTTCTTTCATTTTTTTACTCCTTAAAAATAAAATTTCAATTTTGGGCATTTCCCTGACCTTGATTATATTTTACCTCACGTTTTGTGAAGTGTCAACAGTTTTTTGTGAAAAAAACAAAAAAACTTTTCAAAACGTGAGATTTTTGTTATAATACTTTTAACAAACAGTAGCAGGAGGTGTAACATGACAGACGTTGAACTAGCTATCTATATTGGTGAAAAGATAAAAGAATATAGAAAATTAAAAGGATTGACTCAAAAAGAGTTAGCTAAAAAAATAGGCATGGGGGATACTACAATCGCTAATTACGAAAAAGGTTTCAGAACTCCCAAAAAGAATACCTTATTCAAATTGGCTAAAGCATTTGACATATCTATTGATGATTTATTTCCACCAATTCAAACAACTAATATTGTTTCGTTACCTTTAACTAATACTGCTAAGGCAATTTCCGATACCGTAGAACGTTTAGAAGAACCTCGTAGAGTAATTGTGCTTGACACAGCTAAAATGCAGCTAGAGGAGCAAAAACGAGCACAGAACGAACTCAGCGAAGAACGAACAGAATATCATGTATTTGAAAAACTCTCTGCAGGAAATGGTTACGACTACATGGAAGACCGCAATTATGATGTCGTATTTTACAACAAAGATATAGATCATGACTTTGCTTCTTGGGTCTATGGTGACTCCATGGAGCCAAAATACCTTGACGGTTCTGTTGCCCTTATTAAAGATACTGGTTGGGACTATGACGGTGCTATCTATGCAGTAGATTGGGACGGACAAAGCTATATCAAGAAAGTCTACAAAGAAAAAGACGGTCTAAGACTCGTCTCGTTGAATGATAAATACGCTGATAAATTCGCGCCTTTTAGTGAAGAACCGCGAATTATAGGTAAAGTGGTCGGCAATTTCATGCCAATGGAAAATTAGGGGAAAATT